CCCTGGGGCTCGAAGGGACCGGGGACATGGACGACATCACGAAAGCCTCTCTCAGGGGCGTGCAGAGACTTCTGGGGCTACCCGTGTCGGGCGTCCTGGACATGAATACGGCAGCGGGACTGGAGCGGCTCAGGCCGCCTGAACTGAAGGACTGATATGGCTGTCATACAGCTCGCACCAGAGGGGACCGGTTCGGGTACCACGGAGGGGGTTCCGGTTCCGGAGAGCCGGAACTACACGATCCACGTCGTGTGGGACAGCTCGGGAACGGGTGCAACCATCATGCCTCAGTTCTCCATCGACGGCGTGAACTTCTTCGGGATCAACGCGGGGAGCAATTCCCCGCTCTCCGGAAACATCTCCAACACCGGCTCGAACTGGGCATGGAAGCTGGTTGATGTCCCCGTGCAGTTCATGCGCCTCGTGGTCAACGTGCCCACAGGCACCGTTTCCGCTGTCGTCTCTTCCTTCTAGGAGTACATGATGAACACCAACCAGGCCGCCGACATGGCGGAGAGGGCCTTCTGGACGGGCGCCCAGGCGACCCTGGCCCTGCTCGCGGTCGAGCTGGCTGACGTCACCGTGTGGTGGGCCGCTCCCGTGGCCCTGGTGCTCTCCAGCGCCAAAACGTGGGTGATGCAGCGCCTGGAGGGGGGCAATGGGTGAAGAGAGCGTGGGGGTAGCCATAGCGCTGGAAGCGCTGAAGGGGGCGGTGAATACCGGCTTCGCTCAGATCAGTGGCCGGTTGGATGGCGCCCTTCAGCGCCAGGACGTAGTAGAGCGAGACATCAAGGATCTGAAGTCTGATGTCGATGAAGACGTAAAGGGCCTCCGGGACGATGTCTCAGCCCTTGAGGCCCGGGTCTCCTCCCTGGAGAGAAAGGTCTGGATGGCTGCGGGATTCGCGGGATGCCTCGCAGGCGGTGGCGCCAGCCTCTGGCAGTTCTTGCAGTAGTATGTGTGTGCGGTCCTCTCCTCTTCGGGACGCACCAGTGTCCAGGGCTCGGACACAAAAAAGACCCCCGCTCCCGGGATTTCTCCCAGGGCGGGGGTTCTTTCATGTCGCCCTACCTGTCTGAGGGTCGATGCTGTCGGCCCTCATCTCCATGGCTAGCTTGTCGATGTTCTTCTCAGGATCGATCAGGTCAGCGGCATCCTTGACGCCCGCCACGTAGAAGGCGGGGACTTCGCCCTCCAAGCCCTGATCGGCAAAGGCTCTCTGCTTCTCCGCCAGCTCGTGAGCGAAGGCGTCGATGAGTTCGTTGGCCTTCTCATGACTCACATCCATGTAGGCGACGAGCCTGGTCCGAAGCACCTCCCTCGCGCTCACTTCGCCTTCCACCCCTCAGGGGCGTGCTCCAGGGCTATGGCCTGGAGCCATTCAGGCCAAGCATCGAACGAGAAGAGTGCGATCTTGGCGCCCAAGCCAAGCTCACCACTCTTCTTCCGGCGCGGGCCGTTGAGCGTTGCCTTGGCTGTGCCCGATCCCCCCGGGCGCCAGACGTAAGTCAGTTCCGCCAACTCCGGCCTGATAATGACGGACGTGTACTCAGCTCTCATGTCCGGTGCGCCTGAAAGCTCCAGCCACTTACGCACGGTCCAATGCTCATCGGAGTGAACAGTTACCTCCACCTCGCTCACTCGCCCTCCTCTCCGGGCTGGATCAGCTCGACCTCGTTCTTCAGCCTGTCGGGCAGATCCGGCCGCCCCCAGCCCAAGGCGCGAGGCTTGTCCTTCGGATCGGGCAAGCCACGACCGCTGACCTCCAGGGCTCTCGCCAGCTTCTCATCGTTCGGCTCCGCCAGACTCAGCACCTTCCTCATCTTCCGGATGAGGACTTCCTTGCTGTCCTCCAGGAGGAGCTTGACGCTCGTCTCCGAGTCGTCGTCGGTCAGTTCGAAGGTCACCCCGGTACGGGTGACCTTCATGGACAGCTCAGGCACGTCTTCCTCCTAGTGGGGCCTGATGCAGTGGGACCACCTTGGCAGACCGCTCGGGCCTGCGTGAGGGCTTGGGCTTCCAGACCATGTCTGGCAGGTCCATGGGGGCCGGGACGGAGACAGCCAGGGCGTTCTCCAGAAGGGCTACACGGCCCCTCAGGTAGGCGTTCTGGTCCAGGAGGTAGTCCCGGGCCATGCGGACGTGCTGAAGCTCCAGGCGGGCGTTCAGCAGGTTCGCCTTGGCTTTCCCCAGTTCCCTGCGGGCCTCGTCTCGCTCCTCCCTCACAACGCGAAGAGGCGGGCTCTTGTGTTGAGCCCGCCTCCGCTTCTTCCAGGGGAAGGAGATCATGTCTCCCCCTCCATGGCGGTGATGGTGTCGCAGGGGTAGGGGATCGACGCCTCGCCCATGCAGGCGACGCAGCAGCCGTACTCCTCGCGATGGAGCTTCCTCACGCGCTCGATGGCCTTCTCTGCCCTCAGGCGCCTCGTCCTCTCGGCGATCAATTGCGCCGTGAGGTCATTGATCATCTTGAACAGCTCATCGCGCTTCTTCTCAGCTCGCTCCGCTCGCTGGCGCTCCTCTGAAAGTGAGTGCTGAGCATGGAAACTCTCAGCGCCGCGAGAGACAGACATTCCTCGAAGGAGCGGATCGACCAAGGCCATGACGTTACCGGCAATCCATTCCTCGAATGGAACCCCCTCGGCCCCCTCGCCTGCGTTCCAAATGCAGACGGCATCGCCAATCTTGTGAGCGATCTGATCGCGCAGCTCGTCGCCCGGGGCCATGTTATGGATCTTCATGAACCGTTCCTTGGTCAGCGTGTCGCGCTCCTCCGCACAGTTGGCGACATCTCCGCAGTCGCAGGGGCCGTTTTCGTTAGTGCCGTGAACGACGCTCACAGGTCCTCCTCTGCTGAACGCCGAGGCCAGCGCCGCCGACAGGCGGCCTTGTTCGCACAGACGATGATGCGAATGTTGTGTTCATCGCTGGTGAGCGTCCGGAACTGTCGTGTCCCCGTTCGCCCGCATTGTTCACATCGTTTCTGGATCACAGCCCCTCCTCTGCCAGCTTCAGCAGCTTCTCGTAGTCGTCGGCTCGCTCCTGGAGGAGCTTCGTCTCCTTGCCCAGGCTCAGGGCTCGGGGGCTGGTGGCAGAGGCCGTACGCCACTCCTGACGCAGTCGCTCAGCCTTCTCGGAGAGCTGCGCCTGCTTCAGGTGAAGTTCCTGGATGGTCAGGGGGTTCACAGCGCTCCCCTCTCGTACGCCCTGTCCAGCTCGCCTATGAGCCAGTCACGGAGGTCCAGGTAGCTGCGCTGTTCTCCGTCCTCCGTCAGTAGAGCTATGCCACCGGTGACCATCCGGCTAGCGGCGAGTTCGGTGGCTTGATGACCCCGCGTGACCACACGCCTCTCCTCCAAAGACAGGAACTCCCTCATGAGGCTCTCGGCGTACTCCTCATCGAAATCGTCGTCGTAGTCCGAAGCATCGTGGTTGTAGCGGTACCAGGCGACGCCAGCGTCGATGAGGTAGTCACGGAACCCAGTTGCAGGGTTCGGAAAGTCCCCGTTCTTCGGAGCCTCCTTGGCCTTAGCCGAGGAGTCCTCGAACTGCGTCGGCCCCTGCTCGTCTGTAGAGGTCATTTACGTCCTCTCCTCTCGGGAGTTGAATCTTTCTCGCCCTGGCTTCCCGGGCCAGGAATGAGCTGAACTTGCGACCGGCTTTGTCTCCGTCCCCGAGGACGTAAACAACGTCGAAGTCGTCAAGGCAGAGTCGGAAGTGTTCTTGCCAGTTCTCGACACCAGGAACGCCCACGGCGGCGATGCCGCACATGGTGAGGGTGATGGTGTCAATCTCGCCCTCGGTCACACAGATATGGGGGGACTCTGCCTTCAGGGCAGCAACGTTGAACAGGTTCGTGTCAGCTCCGTCAAGGCTGACGTACTTCGGGCAGTTCTCCGCCTTGCAGTCATGGGGCTTCAGGCATCGGAAGCGGAGGTTGACCGGCCCTGACGGGGTCAGGTAGGGGATGGCCAGTCGGCCCCGGTATGACTCGTGGCCAGCGAGAGGATTGTTAACTACGCCCAGGCGGAACGTACCGGCGACCTCGGGCCCGATCCCCCGGCCCGTCAGATACTCCTGGCCTCTGGTATCGGCCCGAAGTCCGCTTTGGTACTGCGATACCGCGCTCTCGAAGAAGCGCCTCTCCTCTGCTGACAGCGTCTTCATATGTGGTGCTCTCCATGGCCATGATCAGATGTACGGCGCCCCCCTTGGCGCCGCACGAGTGGCAGAAGAAGACGCCCTTCCCAACGTTGACTCTCATAGAAGGGCGTCTGTCTCCGTGTACAGGGCAGCAGATGGTCTGCTCGCCCCAGCGGTCCCCTGTTACTTCGACTCCGTACGCTTCAAGAACGGGAGCGAGGGGAAGCTGTGGAGGTGCTGAAGCACCGGAACGGCGACGCTCAGATTCATACGGGCCCATTCGTCCTCCCCGTACAGGGGTATCCCAAGCTGCCGGAAAGGCATCCAGGCGTCCCAGCGTTCCACGCCTCTGCCCTCAAGGCGAACTACCAGCATGCAGAATTGTGCATGTTGGTCATTCAGCATCTCCGCCACGGTCTCTTCTCGCCACTTGGCGAGATTGCTGGGCACCTGCTGACGGTCGCCCTTGACCTCAACTACGGTCATCGGGACGTTGATGATGTCGCCCTTGTCCAGTTCTCCGGCAAGGGCCCGTCTCTCCGCCATGGGCCACCACTGCTTGAGGTAGTTGACCACCAAGCGCTCTGTCTCGGTGCCCCGCTCCTTTGACTTGTTCGTCACTCCAGCACCCATCCTTCGGTGAATCCGCCCTTGTGGGCTCGCTTCGTTGCCATGGCCTCAGTCAGCTCGCGGTAGGAGAAACCCTCCACATCCAGGAGGGCTTCTATCACCTCCGCGAGATCAGCCAGTTCCACCAACAGGTGGCTTGAGGTCGGGGCCGACAGGGCTTCTCCGGCCTCTTCTGCCAGCTTCAGGCGGAGGAGGAGGGCCATCTCCTCACGCTTGGCCTGCCGGTACTTCTCCGGCCCGTACCGGGCTGGGATCTTGTCTCTCACGAGCTTCATCGGCAGCACTCCTTGGCGTGCATGTTGGCCATCCTGTAGGCGTCTCTCCAGAGAATGAATCCCCACATGGTGGGGTCCCTGACAATGCGACCGGCTGTCGTCGGGGTCGGCTCCTTGCAGAGGTGTTCCCAACTCCAGCGGTGATCCTCGTTGCGGTAGACCTTGACCTTCTCCCGCTTCTTCCCCCAGCCTGATGTGTCGTCGTTTCTCCGATACTCCGGCAGGTCATGCTCCAGCAGCGGGAGCCTGTGCAGATCACTCATGAAACGATCCTCCTTAGCTTGTTCTTGCCGCACCTCTTGCAGGTACGGATCTGAAGGGTCGTGGGAACGGATGTGCCGTTGCGCCGGTACTCCGTCCCTTCTCGCAGCTCCCACTTCCCCCACTTGTGCCAGCAGGGCATCAGCCCTCCTCGCCCTCTTTGAAGATCCCCCTGGCCTTGCTCCAGGCCATGAACATTTCCGCTTTCTCCGGCGAGAGGAACCGAGCTAGGGCAGTCCAGCCGTCTTTCTCCTCCAGCCAGAGGTAGGTTCCAACTCTGTCCGGAGCCTTACTGATGATGAGGTTCTTCATCAGCCCTCCTCGTTCGCCACGAGCTGCTGAAGCCCGTTGCGGTCATAGACCGTGTACTTCCCGGCGTTGTCCGGGTGCAGATAGCCCCCCAGAGGGCTGCACATGATCGGCTCCACTCCTTCGGGAACGCAGTTGTAGGGATCACCCGGAGGGTGGCTCAGCCCAGTGAGATGACCAACCTCGTGCGACACGGCATTGCGCCGGAAAGACTCGTCGCTGTCGGGGTTCTCGTACTTGAAGGGCTGCTCAGTCCACATCTCGGAGTTCATGTACAGCCAGCCGCCCCAGGCGCTGCCGTCGCTAGCCCTGTAGCAGGGGTAGGCGATGCTGGCCCGGGTGTGGTCTCCGGCCGGGCGGTATCTGTATCCCAGCGTGAAGACGTGGAAGGGATGCTCCGCACAGGTGTGCATCTGGTTGTCGATGACCTCTGCCGCGACAATGAACTGAAGCCCGGTCGCGTCCCGGAGATGCTGAGCGGTCTCCAGGGCGTACGGCAGCAGCACCTCAAGGGCCTGCTGCGACCCGAACTTGATGTAGTAGGGGTAGTCCGAGTCCAGGCTGTACAGAGGCCGGTCAACGCCTATGGCCCAGCCCTCCCCGCTCAGGGTTGTGGCCTGAGCCTGGGATGCGGACATGAAAAAAGCCGCCGTAGCGGCGGCCAGTGCGGTGAGGGTTCGTCTCATGACTCATCCCCCTTCTGGAGGGGAATGGAGTCCATCAGCCCAATGGCGCAAGGCTCGCACAACATCAGCGTGAGCCCTCGGTGCCGCGTAAGCTCATTGGCTGTCAGCAGCACGAAAGGGCCTTCCCCGAACCTGTTGGGGCACTCAAGATTCGAGCACCTACGCAAGCTCACAAGCCCGATGTTCTTCATGACTCCACCTCCGGATCAATGTGGTTGGCGACAGACCAGTAGATGAAGCACGGGACGCACTTGTAATCGTCCTTGTGCGTGATCTGCTCCCGGATCTTCTCCGCCAACTCGTGGGCTACAAGGTCGTAGAGCTTCTGAGCCTGCTCCCCGGATGTCCAGGTGGAGGGACGCTCAGGGCCGATGAGGGCCCACATCTCCTGTACGTAGTCCTCGATCTGTTGCAGTGCGCTCATCGCTCCCCCTCGCCTTCGGCCATGCGGCGCATCTCTCCCGCGACCTCTCGAACGGCTTCCATGACCTCACGCGATGACCATTCCTCTGGCCATTCGTCGGTTTCGTCAGCCTCACGAAACTCCATGGCGAGCTTGTCTGTCGCGTCGGCCGCTTCGCGCAGCACCTCTGCGCGGTACTCCCGCTTGAAGTTGGTCAGCAGTTCATGCGTCGCCGCAGCGTTGGTGGCGTGCATGAGCACCGAAGTCAGAGTCTTCTCTGACGGATCATCTACGCTCACTTCTTCTCCCCCTTCCCCTTCTTCTCTTCCTTGCGGCGCTTACTGGCGCTGCTCTTCCGAGGTCTGCCAGTGGGGTTCTGCCCTATCGGGTCTCTCGGGTCCTTTGGGCCCTGGCTGGGCTCGCTCATCTCAGCCAGCTCAGATCCGGGTCACGGAATCTCTTGCACTTGCACCTCCGGCACGCCGTCTTGCTGCCCCGGACGTGTGTGCCTGTGTGCTTGATGCGCGTGTGCTTGCACGTGGCGCACCGGATTTTGTCCCAGAAGCTCATGACTCCTCCGGAGGCCACAGCATCGCGAAGAGGGGGCCCAGGGTCGCCTTGTGCTCCTCGCAGCAGAAGAAGCGGGAAGTCAGAGCCTCTCGATCCACATTCCTCTTACGAGCGGCTATGACAACCTCTTCGGCTTCCTCGAAGAAGTCCATCGCCTGCTCGACAATGAGGTCGATGACGTCTTCCGGGCTCATCCAGGACTCTTGCATTACAGTCTCCATATCCGTGTGTCGATGCCAGCGGCCATGGCCTTCACGGCGCAGTCGCTGGCGCCGTGAGACGTGTGGCCTATCTCCGCCCATGTGCAGCCGGGCTTGACGCACGAGCCAAGGAAGGCCAGGCAGACATCCGCGCCCTTGGCCACCATCTCTGCGTTGCGGATGGGCCCTGCGGCTCTGCCATCCTTCTTCCAGTCCGCAGGGTGCTTCTCCTCGATCCCCTGTCGAAGCTCTCTAACCCACTCTGAGGCGGCTTTGTCGGCCCCTGTGGGGCAATCTCCGTGGACGACCGTCAAAGGCTCTCCAGCGCCCTCATAGAGGGCCGTGAGGGCCTGCCAGACGGCATTCGAGGAGGGCCAATTGCGGCTGCCGGTCACCAGAACTCTCACGCTTTCCTCGTCTCCACCGTTCTGCAGCCGTCACACATGCGCCACTCAATGACTTGGCGGGGGATGTCGAGATTCCCATCCCCCGCCTCTTCCACCGCTTTCGCCAACTTCTCCGTGGACTGCGTCTTCCAATCAGTCCAGTCGTGTCTGTGAAAAAGTCCCATCCCCTTCATCTCTCTGGTCAAGGGAAGGCCCTCCCCTTCCGAGGAGGGCCGCCATCTCTTCTGGTGTTGCGATGTGCATCTGCCTGGGTAGCGCGTACGCCTTCGGTGTGAGGCTGTACGGAATGGGCTCGTCGGGGTCAGTCATCGCTGGGCATCCCGTGGACCGCCTGAATCCACGGACCACGAGCCGCAGAGCCAGGCTCATAGGGGCCCAGTGCCGTAGCGGCAGCCAGGGCCAGCACGGCTCGGGCTAGGGCTTCGGTCAGAAGCGAAACGTCTTCGGCGCTTCCTCGCTCCTTACTTTCGGTCCAGGAGAGCAGCTTCTCCGCTTCTCGGTAGTGCTCAGGCCCGGTCATCAGTCCTCCCATCCCGTAAGGGCGCGCTCTCCGCGCCTCAGGGCCACGGCCCAGGGATCACCATCATCCTGATGGCCCTGGACGGTCGAAGCGAAGAGGCGCACCTTCGCCGTGAGCGGAAGGTGCAGGTTGGCGATTACCTCCCGAGCCCCATTAGCTTCCTGCCCCCGCAGGGTTTCCAGCGGAATTCCCAGCCGATGCAGAGCTTTCCCGACCAGGCACCCGGGGCCCGAAGTTTCCCCATCCTCGTCCATGTGGACGTAGAAGCAGGTCAGATCCGCGTCGAACTCCCCCTCCTTCATGTGGTCCGGAGAGCTGTAGATGTAATCCGGACTCTCTGTCACCAGGTCCCGGACGGTCTGGACGAAGGTCTCATCGTTGATCTCCATCAGTCCTCGTTCTCCTCGTAGTTGTAGGCGTACTGGATCTGGGGAATGTAGTCCCCCACGAAGGAACGCTCCGCATCCAGGGCCATCGGGAAGTGATTCTCTGCCTGGGCGTCTGCCTTGGCGTGACGATTCTTCACGCATGCCACATGAAGACTTCCGTCGAAGTGGATTCCGCAGGTCACGATGACCTCGGGAATCATGCTCACCTTGCCGTGGATGTCCGAGCGCTTCGGGCAAGGCTTCTTCGTGTACTGACTGTCAGAGGCATGGTGTACGAGAAGGATGTGAGCCTCTGTTTCCCGGGCCAACACCTTCGCCTGCCTCAGGAGATCCCTCAGGGACGCCCACTCGTCTCCCGTGTCGTGCCCGACATCGGAAGCGATGTCGATGACGACCTGTTCCGGGTACCGGCCCTCTCGCTCGTTGTAGGCGTAAGCCGTACGCCAGATATGGTCTAGGTCCGGATCAGGACGGAAGTCCCAGGTGATGAACTCGTCATATGGAGCCAGGAGGGCCTTCGCTTTCTCGGGCTCCATCACTAGCATCTGCTCAATGGTGTCCGTTGTCTGGCCTGTGGCGATAGCCAGCAGCCGGGAAGCGACCGTATCTCTGTCGGAGTCCGTGCTGAATGCCAAGGTCGGGACACGCATGTTGACCATCGCGTTCAGCGCTATACGAGTCTTGTGAGAGCCGGAAACCCCGGCCAACATGGAGACGCTGGCTCGACGGAACCGGATTCCCCTGTCAGTCCATGAGCGGAACGGCGCAGGGAGCGGAGCCGTAGCTCCGCTCCCACGCGTCACACTCTTCGAGAGAGTGAGCATTCAGTCCCTCAGCCATTCGGGTGTCTGCATCCCATAGAGGGAGTAGTTCCAACGGTTGTCGCCGGACTCCCGGTACACGACCAGTACGGGGTACCTCCAGTCCGTGTCCCGGATGCACTCCAGGAGCAAATCCGGCTTCACTCCAAGGAATCGCCCCTCCCAGATCTGGGGATAGCCAGGGCTCCAGGAAGTGGGAGTGAACGCCGTACTCAGCCCGACAACCGTGGGCTGTCCAGCGGCATTCCGTGGCCTGGGGATCATCCGAACGAGGTCGTTCAGGAGCTTCACCGCCTCATCTGTCTCGCGTCGGTCGGTGAAGAGATGCATGGTCAGGGCGGTCATGTCACATCGGGACCGGAACGAACTGCTGGAGCGCCTGCGCCGCCTGAGGTGAGCAGTACCAGCCCATCTGCGGGGCCTTGTAGAAGTTGAAGGCGCCCCCCTGGTTCGGATTGCCCTTGGGCAATCCGATACTCTGCGCGTGCTGCTTGAGCGTGGCCCCCTTGAGGCCCAGATCGCCCGCCAGCCTGAACCAGCCCTGAGGGGCCGGGTAAGCACTCTTCTGCTGGCCGCCGTTCTGCGGCGCCTGCTGCGGGGCCCCGGCCTGCTGCCAGGCGGGCTGCCCCTGGTAGCCCTGGTTCGGCTGCTGAGGAGCCTGCTGCCACTGCTGCGGAGCGGGCGCCATCGGAGCCGGGGGAGGCGGCGCAGTGATGGCACCGTTCCACGCCTTCATGAGCTGGTCCGCCACCGTGGCGGCAGCTCTGGCCGCCGACACCAGGGCGTCAGCCGAGTTGGCCCGGATGACCAGCATCGAGCCATCGGGGAACTTCGGGCTCCAGGTGAAGAGGTGGTTGCTCAGGCTGGTGTGGAACTCTGGGTAGGTGGCGCCTTCCTCGCCATCGCCCCAGTTCTCGCCCTGGTCCTGGTTCATCTCGGGTGCGGTGGTCATGTGTGATGCCTCCCGGGCATGAGAAAAGGCCCCTCGCCGGGGGCCTCTGTTTCTGTGATGAGTGACGCTCACGATTGTGGCGTCCGGGAATGCCTCAGCTATGAGGCGGTCTATGTGATCCAATCAATCGACCTTGAGCCAGATCATGGGTTGACTGACGCTGACGCCGGGCTCCTCAGGGAGGGGCTTACCGCGCCCCTTGTAGATTCTGTGAGGCCCCTCCCAGTAAGGCGACATTGCGTTGAACAGCCGGTGGGAGAGGCCAGTGTTCTCCAGGTTGTACGGGCTCTCCGGGTCCTCTTCCAGCCACTTCACGGCGGGGCTCGGGGCGTAGCTCATGGCTCCTCAGAACGGGTGATGGTCTGGGTCGTAGCGCCACGCCTCGGCGCCATTGAGTGCGGCGCATGCGTGCTTGACACCGCACATGAAGTTGCAGTGATTGCCTGGAGTGGCAGTGAAGTCTCCGGCGCTGATCCGCCTCACGGTGTTTTCGTAATGCTCCCCAGCCTCCCCTACCCACTCGGACAGATCCTTGACGCTGGAGGGTGACCCTCTGCGGACGTTGAAGGTCAGCCCCTTGTCTGCGCGGACTCGGTACTTCTCTTCCAGCAGGGCTGAGTACGTGCCCAGTTGCTCGATCGTGGCGTCCTTGGAGCCTGACTTCAGATCGAGTATCCAGAGAGAATCCGTGATCGGATCATGGAAGACCCGGTCAATGAACCCCTTGACCTCCATCTCCATGCTGAAGCCAAAGAGCTTTCCGGAGACGTCTAGCTCAATGGCTGGCTCTCCATCGGGGGTTACCCAGACAGTCCATGGGGCTCGCTTGCGCCAGTCAACGTAGCGCTGAATGAAGATGGGGCCCCACTCGTTCCACTCCTCCTCGGAGCGAGGAGGGTTCTTACCCGTGGACTGCCGCCACTTGGAACGGTCAGGCTCCTTCTCATCGGCCTCTACGATCTGGTCGGCAAATGCTGTTCGCCAGACCAGCTCCACATCAAATGGTGGAATCAGGTGCCCCGTTGGACCATTTCTGATGTCGTCGCCATGGTCATAGCTCTCCATGGCGGCGTGTACCGCCGACCCCCCGATGTTCCACCAAGCGGGGATCTCTGGGACCTTGACTATCCGGGTGAGCTGGTACTGCTTGGGGCACAACTCGTATGTCGAGCGCGAGCTGTAGCTGATGTGCGCAGGGCTAGGCTGCCCGCTTGCCTGTGTATCGTCGCCTCTCACGCGGCTTCACCATAATTTCTACGGGTTGCGGGTTGTAGATGCGGATGTCATCGACGGGAATCCAGACATTGCTGTGAGCGCCCTTCGACAAAGACACGGCCACGTTGAAGTGGCGTCCGTCCGCTGTCTGCCCTCGATAGAAGGCGTCTCTCACAAGGCCCTGACGCCTTATCCAGGCGTGCTTCTTGCCGTGCTCCAGCGGGAACTCCGCACGGAGTACGGACGCCCCTTCAGGGGGCGCCTGTGGCTCTTCTCGGGGCTTGTTGAGGGATGCTCGATACTCCTCGGCCAGCTTCTGGGCGAGATGAGTGGTGAGTCCAGTGCGCTCCTGGACGTATGCCCAGTAGGCGCGCGTCCGGTGCAGCTCGTGAGCGATCTTGCCCCACCTCAGGCGCTCCTGGGTGGGCCACTTCCTTGCCTTCTGCGCGAGGCTCTTGCGGCGCAGTCTGCGCTCTCCGGGGTCCAGCCCGCCCCAGATGCCGTACGGCTCTCCGAGGGTGTCTCTGCGGCACTCCTCCAGGATGGGGCAGCTCTCGCAGAGCTCCTTGGCCTGCTCGGTTGCCTCCTCGTTCGAGGGGTGGGCGAAGAACAGCTCCGGGTCTGTGCCGTAGCAGGCTCGATCCTCCCGGTCGAGCCAGCGCCGATCGGGATCGAACATGATCACCTCCAAAAGAAGAAGGCCCCCAGGGCGGGGGCCTTCGTTGACATCCAGAGCTGACATCAACCGTGTTGGATGTCAGCGGATCTGAGTGGACGACACCGGACAAGTCCGGACGGTCATGTCAGGATGTGTCCCAGCTTGTTGGGCCAGCATCCCGAGATGAGGATCTTCATACACACCGTCCGTCTTCGCTGGTCAGGGGTCTTTCCCTTCCTCCTGACACCCATCGTTGACATCCTCGTGCCCAGAGAGGAGATCTCCGACCCTATCCAGGGCCTCCCGCTGCGCCTCCAGTGCTACGTGGGTGTAGACGCCCATGGTCATCTCGGCACTGGAGTGCCCCATGATCGCCTGGTTCACGTGGGGGTGGACCCCCAGATCCGCGAGAGTGGTACTGACGCCGTGACGGCCCCCATGGGGGGGCACGTGGCGAAGCCCGAGGCGGGCAGCCAGTCGGCTGTAGCTCTTGTAGAAGGTGTCCCGGCTGAGCGGTCCGCCCTGGCGATTGGTGAACACCAGCCCTTGATCCTCCCACTCGCCACCAGCCGTCTTTCGGAGATCCGCCTGCCTGTCCCTCTGGTCCATCAGGGGGCGGATCATGGCAACCGGAAGACCTACATGCCCCCGGTTCTTCTTCAAGCGTCCCTTGCCCTTGACGCGGTATTCGACTTCCTTGACCTCCCGGCCAGGTACCCAGATCTTCTGCCGCTGGCGATGGATTCGAATGGTGCGGTCCTCAAGGTCAATATCCGACCATCGCAGTCCGCGAATCTCGCCACCCCGAAGTCCGACAAGAATGATAAGGAGGAACGCTGCCTCGAACTGGTGCCCTCGGGCACCCCGGAAGAACGCCCTCGCCTCCTCCGGGGACCAGGGTTCAGCCTCCTCTCGATCGACCTCCGGGAACTCCACGAGCTGAGCCACGTTGCGCGTAAGCACGTCCTCTCTCATGGCGGCCGTGAGGGCGGAGCGCAGGGTAACCAACACGTCCTTTGCCTTGGCTGCTCCCTTCTCCCTCTTGACCTGGTTCTTCAGAGCACGCACCTGAGCAACGGAAAGGGGGCGGAGTCGGACGCTGCCCAGCAGGGGCTTTAGGTACAGCCTGGAGTCGCCCTCGTATTTCGCGTACGTGGTGTACGGGCGCTCCTCCAGGACGATGTGCTCAAGCCAGTAGTCCAGCCATTCGCCTAGGGTGGCTGACCTAGAGGGGACGGGGATTTCCTCGCGCTTCTTCGACAGAAGTTCATCGCGCTTGCGTATGCACTCCTGGTAGTCCCGGTCATAGACCCATACGGCCTTGGTCGTGCCGTCCGGTTGAAGCATGTAGACGCGGGCCGCATAACGGCCGTCCTTGCGCTTCACGGGGTCCATGCCCGCCCCGTTGGGGCGGCGCTTGGCCATCACTCCCCGCCTTGGCAGGAGGCGACGTAGGCGCGTACCGCCCCGGCCTTGACTCGCCGGGCCTTGCCCATGGTGAAGCTGTCGAGCTTCTTCAGGCGGATCAGCTCGTAGACCTGAGACCGCCCCATCCGGAGGTATCCCATCACCTCCGGTATGGTGAGCGGCTCATCGTCTTCGTATCTCACATCCTCTCCCCTCGGTCATTTCTCCCCGTGCTTCGGACAGGCTCGCCGGTCCACGAATGAGCAGTAGCAGAGAGGGGGCAGCTCGTGCTTGGTGCGCACAGAAACCGCCCCTTCCACCACCTCTCTCAGTGGGGCCAGCTCCGGGCGCCAGAAGTTCCAGGCTTCCCTGGCTGAGCTGAAGACTGGGGCGAGCGTGAATCTGCCCCGCCCCGTTCCCGTCTTCGCATCCCAGGCGAGCCCATAGCCCGCCGTTTTGGCCCCCGAAGGGCCCTCTGTGGCCTTCTGGAACTTCTCCTCGGTGTCGGGTATCCCCCGGCCAGAGAAGGGCCCCAGAACGACCGTCCTGCGCCGTTCTGACGCAGGCCAGTCAGCCTCCAAAGAAATCTGCCCGACCACGGCTATGCGCTGTGATCGGGCATCGGACTGTCTGATTGTGTCTATGACGGCGTCAGCTACCTCGTCCGCCGTTCTGTTCCGGTTCGCCGGGTCGCTCAGGATTCTGGCGACGGCGCTGGTAAGCCTGCTCACCCTGTCTCTTCCACTTCGTGATGACAGAGGTGCTCACTCCTAGCCGCTCGGCGATGGACGCTTGAACGACGCCCCGCCGAGCCTCCAGGTAAATCCTCACCTTCATGTCCTCGTCTATCTGCAAGCTCTTTTCGTACAGATCGGCGATGATGTCCAGAGCTTGGCTGTTTTCCAGTTCGGATCTGGCCTGCTCGCGTGCCTGCTCTAGTACCTCTTGCGGCACATCTTGTCGCCCCCTTCGTCGTCTCTTCGACGGCGGTGGTGTGGTCATCGTGCGTGGGGGTCCTCTCTGGGGGGACCAGTCAGGGTGGGCAAGTGGGGGCATCATGCCAGGCCCGGAGTCGGCTGTACTCCGGGACCCCGTGCACTTGTCCTAATCTTGACTGGTTGAATCGTTAACAACCTCCTGACCTGCTGTGCGGGTACTGCGTCCCCTTGGCGCGATTCGAACGCGCACTGTCATGGTCCTGAACCATGCGCCTCTACCGTTGGGCTACAAGGGGCTGAGCCCGTTTCGCGTCACTGGTGGGCCAGCCAGTCTCACCCCCCGCACCCAGAGACGGGGAGACGCGTGCCCATCCCTTCCGGGACGGGGGCCTGAGTGCCCAGAGGGCTACCTGGTCTGCGGGCCCTGAGGACTCGGGTCGGGAAACTGAGGGCCGGAGGGCGGAAGCGGCTCGGGTGGCGGAACCTGTGGCCCCTGCGGGGCAGGTTCGGGGAACTGTGGACCCTGCGGGTCGGGTGAACGGCGAGGGCCCGCCTGGAGGCGGAGCATCCAGCTCCGGCTGGCAGTTGGATTGGGCATGACCTTCTCTTCCGAACATGACGAGGGCCCCCATTTCAGCCGGGGGCCCTCGGTGTGTGTAGTTGTTAGCGGGCCCTCCAGGGCCGCTCAGGGCCCACAGGGGCCGCGATCCGTGGCGCCGGGGCATCGGCCCCGGGGTGCCACAGGACCCAGGCGCAGCGAGCCAGGAAAGCTGTCGGCAAGAGCCCGAAGGCTCCGGCGTAGCCCTCCTGGTACGCCAGGACGAGGGTTACGACGAACGTGACCGCCGCCCAGATGGTGAACGTGATAGCCCAGAGGCGTCTCACGGTCGCCTGCCCGCAGGGAGTCCGAGCTGTTCCCGAGTCTCCTTGGCCTTCTGTTCAGCCCACATCATCCCGGACCACTCCTTGTAGGAACACCTGCCAGGCGACATCCGAGACCGTGATCCGGCTCGCGTAGCCGGTCTTGCTGTCGCCCACCTGAACTCCGTCAGCACGAGCAACCCCGACGCATTCCCGGTCTGAGTAGCTGCTGGTCACGAAGGTTGGGATCTGCTGCCTGTCCACTTTTCTAGTACCTCTCCGATGAACGCCAGACTGGCGGATGGTGCTTTGGCCAGGTCGATAGCCTCGTTCCACGCACGATGCAAACGCAACAAGTCGCCCGTGCGCGTTGAGTACCAGCCTCCCATGGCGGTCTCAACGTATCCCAGGAAGCGCCTGCCCTCGTCATGGCTCCACAACCCATACATGGTGTAGTGCTCCGTTAGCCCCGGGGTGATGACTGACGTGGGCAGCACCTTCACAATGCACCGTGGGTTCCGCGCCACCTCCATGAGATACCTGAGCTGTTGCCCGCCGTCTGCGACACCATGGGCAGCTCGCAGGATCGCCAACTCCCCGATGACGAACATGACTTCGGGGGGGTGGTGTCCCCGTAGCCGCTGCTTCAACTGTTCGACTCTCGCGTTCTTCAGCAACATCCGGCGTCGAACGTCATCACCGCTCAGGCGACGATTGGCCGCGCGGATTATGGCCGCTGAGTACGCGGGGGTCTGGAGTACGCCCGGGATGACCTGGGTGTCCAGGCTCCAGACGCTGACTGCCCGTCGCTCCAGCTCTCGCAGGCGATCCAGGCTGCGTGCCCCGTGATCCAGGTGTTCTACTCGGCCCGTACCCTGCTGGTCGGGGGCGCGTAGAGCCTGGATCACCTCCTCTACCTTCATACTCTCTCTCCTCTTCCCCCCTGACACCTGGTCAGACAGTATCTCGCAGCAACCGACTGATGTCAGCCAGTCGCGTCAACATCGTGAGGCATGGCTGCTACACTCCGTTCACGCCCCGGTTGGCGGGGCAGACGGGCATTGGGCCCAACTTGCAGAGGAGAGCCCCCGGAGCGGACGCCCGGGGGCTTCTCCATGACTTCAGATGCCCGCACGTACCCAGGAGCGCAACCCCCTGCGGGGGAGAGGGCCCTCAGGGAGGGCTCTACCGGGTACGTACGGGCGTCTGACGCCACGGAGGAAAGAGGGCGCCCCTCGCAGGGTGGCGGGGGCGCCCTCAGTCCCTAGTCGATCTCATCCATGAGCGCTACGAGTGTCTTCAAGATCTCTCCTGCCTGCGCAGGGTCCTTGACATCCTTGCGTCCATAAAGCGTGCGAACGGCTAGGCCACCCTCGTCCGTCATCTCGAAAACGATCCAACGAGGCGGCCAGCCACCCTGAACCATCCCCTCCCCTGGAGGGACATCCGGTTCGTCGCTCATGATCACGCCCACTTCTGCGCCCGGTCGGGGCCCCTGTGCTGGCAGGTGCTGTGCCCGTCGCCATCACATCGCGTACAGGGAGCGACGTGCCATTCGCGGTTACCGGGGTTGTCCTTGTAGTTCTGCCGACAGTTCAGGCAGTAGACCTTGACGACTTCCTGCGCATCCATTGCTCAGTCCTCGGCGTAGCCAAGCGGGCGGCCCAACCCTGTTTCGGTGTAATGCTCATCCCTCTCCAGGGCCTCCAGTGCCTTCACGGCCTCCTTTAGCCCCTCCACAGCGTTGGTCACCCGGTAGTCAGCGACTCTGGGGCGATCGGCCTGCCAATCCTCCAGCCGACGAAGATTCGCCGCCGTAGCCTGCGCCAGCATCCGGGCGAATTTCTCATCCATCCTGCGCTCAGTCACTTCCCTCTCCTTGGTCTTCTATCTCCGTAGGGTGGGCGATGCGCACGAGCTGACCCCGTGCGCACGTGCTCACCCGGCGGTCGAGCCCAGCGTAGCGGCGGGTGCCGACACGCTGAGCCGTGCAGGCCCGGCAGGGTCAGTTCGTCTCGTACTGCGGGGCAGGCTCCGGGGCGTGCGTCGTGATGTAGAGCCGCCGCAAGATGTCTCCCTTACCGGGCTTCATGTGGCGCCACTGTCCGCACGCCAGTGCGCCACGCCACACAATGATTGCGTTGCATACCGCGCACACGCGCATGATGTCCTTCATTCCCTCTCCTATCCGGTCCGGCAGGGTCAGGCGCGAGCGCGCTTGTTCTCCCTGTAGATGTCCATCGCGTGCCATTTGGCGTCGCCGGACGGGTCCAGGATGATGCCGATCTTGTACAGCGGAAATAGGGTGTCCGGCCCGTGATCACCCCGGAACAGGACGCCCGGGAAACCGCCGTGCGCGGGCGTCACCCTCACCAGCACGCCCTCATGGGTCGTGCCGTACTGCTTGTTTACCTCTACGTGGACCTTGGCGCCCTTGAGCGCCTCAACAACGGCACTCATGCTCTCCTCCGTCCAGTCGTCCCGGAACGGGTCGGAGACGCTGGGATTGAAGTCTCTGGCCTTGATGACTGTCATGTTCTCTCCTCCCGTAGAACCACGGCGAGTCATCCTGAAATGACGCTGTACTCAAAGCCCTTGTGGATGATCCTCTGACCGGCGACCAGATCAGAGATCGTCTGCCCCTTATCGCCCGTCCATCCGTCCGCTTCAAGCAGGATGTAGAGCTGGCCAGCCGCGTTGTCTGCGGACGGACATGAACGAGTCTCAATCTTGCCAGTGCGAAGATTCGTCGTGCTGGCTATGAAGTGGTCCATTCTCCCTCTCCTGTCTCTCCAGAGATCCTTTATCGACGGGGCGGATGATCGCTCCCGGGGCATTCAAGTACTGCTAGAGCCCTTGCCGGAGTAGCTTGGCCTATACGGTGCTTGCGCACACAGCCGTCTCTCTTCAGCTCGTAAGGGCGCTCGCACCCCTGACAGATTCCGCGCTTAGCTCCTGCGCCCACGTGCTTGCCCCTCTCCTACAACTCCAGAGAGCCGGACACCCCGCTACTGGGGGAGTAAAGGGTGCCCGGCAGTCTGGGGCGGCAGGATTCAGGCTTCCTGGATCTCGTACCAGTAGAAAGTAGCCATTCTCATGCACGGGTCGGGGACCCATGCCACGCGGAGGGGCCTACCGTCACGGTCCTCACCTTCCCACTCGCAGACCCTCTCGAAAGAGGATCGGAAGGTGTCGAGATGTGAGCGGTAGGTGTCCATGGTGATCTCTTGCTCATCGGTGCACTCCTTGGTGTACCGAGCGCGCATGATGACTCGCTGCATGATCACTCACCCACCCAGATGAGAAACGCGCCGATGATGACGATGGTTCCGAGCGTGAAGATCGCGTCAATGAGCATGATCACTCACCCCTCGCGCCACTCTCGTGCCACCACTCATGGACCTTGTTGTCCACGTTGATGGGAGCGGGGGGATTCTTGGTGACCCAAGTACGCTCGGGACCGATCACGAAGCGGTAGCGAGTCCCGTTGATCGTGCGGTCCCAAATGCGCCAGGTGGGGTTGTCGATGTGCCACACGCGCTCACCGATCACGAACTTAGCCATGATCATTCACCCGCCCCGAGCGTCTGAGCCCAGGCGATGCGAGCCGCGTATAGCGCCCGTACGGCGTCATCGCGGGTTGCCATGTCGCACACTTCGAGCTGCGGGTGTCCGGGTAGCTGCGCGGTCATCGTGAAGCCGTGCCAGCGTCCGCACGCGCAGTGCCGTGTCTCCAGGCACCGGAACGCCTCTCCCACGTACCCGGACGGCTCCCAACCAGCCGGGGTGGGCAGGGGATCGGGTGACGTGCTGTATGCGCGCCACGTACCGCACCGTCTGTCACGGCGGTAGGTGATGCTCCCGACCTTGCTAGCCTCTGTCATGTCCGTCCCTCTCCTCTGACTGTGGCGGACACTGCAAGGGCCCTGGTGGCAGCCAGGGCCCTTGTGCTCCCTGTAGAAGCAACAAGGCCACCGAGTGGGGATCGGTGGCCAAGTCGCTACGGCAGGGTCTATCGCTCGATTTCCTTCACTGTGGATTCGATGCGGTAGTACCCATTGGGTACCAGGGTGTTAATCTCTGCCAGTGTGGGACGCTGGCCACCCTTGAAGTAGCTGTAGTTGGAGTCTGTCTCCGTTCCGTACTGACGCTCATGATTGTCACGCAGCTCGGGCTTGCAGCGACCCAGGCATGGGCAGTACGTCTTTCCGAAGATGACCTCCACATACCAGTCAGCCTCACTCGCAACGCACTGCTCGCGAATCTCTGACATGTCTTCCTCTCCTCTCCTGCGGAAGCAACAGGACGCACGTCGCGTGTACGTGCGCCCGATGCCTCTTACAGGTCAGTCTTCCCCGCGCGGGTCTCCGGGGTAGTCAATGCTCCAATGACCCTCTTCGACCTGGTGTTGATAGCGGCCGTGCATGTGGGGGAATTCTTCGCCGCAGACCGGGCAACGCGAGTCCACCCATCGGAGAATCTGCACGTGATAATCAGCCTCATATTTCCGCTCTTGCCGCTCGCCTACCCTCTCACTGTAACGGTTGCTCTCTCGCACAACGAGAAAGACTTTGTCGCCCTGGACGCGGGGGCGACCGACAACGAGCCAATATGCCGAAGATGTGGAGCTTTGTTTGATCAAGTCGCGCGCTTTCAGTTCGCGCGCTAGGCAGTTGACGCCAACGAGTTCCTTTTGCATATCCTCTCCTGTCAGCTCACAGCAACGGCTCACATCGTGAGCCGCACTGGTAATCCGGCAGGATTACAGACCAGCGTTGATCTCCGAGCACTGCTCGCACTCGGCGATGTGCTCTCGGATCTCCCGATCCGTGGGACGGTTGCCGAGATGTGCGGCGGTGTCCCAGAGCAGGAACATGCCGTCGCACGTCTCCGAGACCTCAGCGCGCGTGATGTCGTACGTAGCTTCCTGGTTCGTCATGGCCTCTTCCTCTCCTGTAAGACCAGTCGAGCGCACAGTATAGCGCTGCGCGCTCTCGGGTCCGGCAGGGGCTATGCCCATCCCTCTTTTCGGCATCCCGGGCAACTCTTGAAAGCGTTGTCCTCATGGTGCACATAGGGGGCCGCACCGTCGTTAGTGTGGCCAGTCTCGGGATGGGCCATGTATGTCCCACCACCGTTCCATAGGCCAAGAATGAAGTCTGCAACTGACATTCCGTCGTCGTCATTCATGGTTTCTCTCCCAGCGGGAGAAGCTTGATGATACCGTTCGCTGGCACGGTAGAGACTGAACGAACGTCGTCTACCGCTTTGGCGAGATGCCTCCCGCATGTCTCTACCCCGCCTGAACCATCACCGAAGTAGGTGACGTAGTACTTTGCGGCCTTATTGCACGGGTAGCCACTATTGCGGGAACGCACGTTACAGTACTTCACCGCGTCTCTCCTCTCCTGTAAGAGCAAAAGGGCGCACAGAAGACTGTGCGCCCGATGCTCCGGCAGGATCACGGCTGGGAAACCACCTTGTCGCTGCGCTCATCCCATGCCGTGCAGTGCTCGGCTATGAAGCCGTCATCCCATCGGATCGTGATCGACCAACCCATCCAATCCGGCCGCTCCGGCTGAATGTCGGTCACCTCGTACTCCTGCCGCCAATAACCGTCGAAGTACCGGCCCCCGACGACACGGGGACCAATCGCCTTGCTGGTGTCGCTCATGATCTTTCCTCTCCTCATCAAGCGGGCAGGGAGCTGTAGAAAGCTGATAGCCAGCGCTGACAGCAACGCCGTCACTCACTACCAACCCCCTGCCCGCATGACGAGTGACAGGCTCGCGCCTGTCTCGCCAATCTCGCATGGCCTAGGGCGACGTCACGCGTCAAGCGACGCCGGGAGCTGGTGTGCGGGAGCTAGTGGCTCAACCGCGCTCGGAACCGGTCGCGTATCCCCTCATGCGAGTTGTTTCGAACCCCCTAGGACATAGCGAGTGGAGGGGTTCTGTCTCGCTACCCTCTGCGTGCCGGTCATCGCGGGATCTTCACCCGCTCGGGTACACGCTCGTGATCTCTGTTTCAAGATCGGCCCCTTGAGAACGCCTCTACGTCCAGGGGTGGCTATGTCGCTGAAGTTGTGTGCCCCGGAGTCCGACATCCAACGGGTTGTCGGCTCTCTCCCGAGTCCTCCGCTTGCGCTTCGGTTCGAGTGGAGCAGTCACGACACTACGGCATCCACGATCGTGGACAAGGCTCTTTTCATCACGGGACGGTAACGATTGTTTGTTCGAGTCATTCATGCAGGTCAGCGCCCTACACTCTTTCACGAATGAGGCTTGCCTAACTTCATCCGTGATCACCGTCATCCACGAACGTGGATCTGCACACATCACGTGCAGTAGTCCTCCCTGACCACTAGGGAAAGCCCATCACCGCTGGTGACAGATGTGATGGCCATGTGTCGGTATCTGGTATACGACACGCAGAGTTACGGGAGCGGTTTCAAGTGGCACGAGATGACAACTCCCGGGCACTCAGGGCCTGCAAGCCCCTGTGCGGCCGCCTGAGCGCACGTCAGGGGCCCATCTGGAGCCAGGAGCCCAGGTGCCCCTGAAAGGGGCCCACGGGGGCGCACAGGCCCCCCTTAGGGCTCTTGCGCTGATTGGGTGACTGGCCAGAGATGCCCGCAGGCATCCGAAGTGCCTGACTCACACATCCCCCCGGGAGGGGGCAGGAAGTGCCCTCCTGGTATTCACCATGCACACGTCAAGCCCTTGGCTTGAGTTCGGCGAGGAACAAGCAGCGAGGCCGTAGCCTCGCGCACGCGACAAAGGCCGCCCGGAAGGGCGGCCGGTAGGCGGAGCACGAAGGAATGCCCTCCGGCATTCCGAGTGCGGAGCGATGAGGCCAGCAAGGCAGAGCTGTTGCTCTGCCGAGAGCGGAAGAGTGATGGGCATGGGCTGACAAGCCCTGCCCTCACGTGCGTGCACATGCACGCATAGGCGTGCCCACATCAGTGGGCACGCACATGAGGGACACCGAAGGTGTCCCATATGACCATGTATGAGTGTGGCCATAGGCCACACACAAGACTTAGATGTATGTCTATAAGCAATGGTCAGGGGGAGATCCATGAACTCCGGAGGAGTGAATGGTCTCCTCCGTTTCATCCGAGCGAGCCAAGATCTTGTGAGATCTTGTCTCACTCTGTCCGGATTCGGGTCAGTATGACCCGGGATGTTTAAATCCTTGGCTCGCTCGGATGGATGGTGTTCATCCATCCATCGCTCGCAAACTCCCCAGTCCCCTATGGCGGCCTTAGGGCCGCCCTATGGAGGCCCTTCAAGGGCCTCTCCGGAAACTCTTAGGGCCGCCTTGATGGCGGCCCTTGTTGAGTCTCTGTTGGCCCGGCTATCGGGGTTCGCCGGGCCTTCTGTGTTGCATCGTCAGATGCCTAATCTAGCAGTCTAGCATGGTCGGAAAAATGCTTGCGTTTTCCAGGACTGCGTTCCAGCCCTCCGGGGCTGGTTGGCATGCTGAGCTGCGGCTTTGCCGTCAGCGGGCACCCCGGCTCTTGTGGCTCCGTCTCGTACGCCGTCTCCGGTTGCTGGCAACCACGAGGGTCGCCGGGGCGTACTCCATGGGCACCTCCACGATCGTTCCGGCCCGCCCCGCGCGGGCGGCTATCTCCGCCGTCTTGCAGGTGGGATGAACCCACTTCTTCAACAGAATGTTGATCTCTTCTCCGGCGCGGATCGCTTCCCCGCAGAGTCGGCACCGGCCGGAAAATTTGGCCTTCATTTCCGATCTTCCTCCAGAAGTCATGTACGGCCGCCTGGCGGCCCATTAGGAAGTGGACCACAGGGGAGTTACCTTCCGCCCTCAGCGGGCCCCACAGGGGCCCCCAGGGCGCGGGAGGCATGCATGGCGAAGGTTCGGGTCCTCGCCAACGGCAAGGTCGCCTCTCGCGACCGCCGGGCATCCAAGCTCTCCTCCGCCGACGCGAAGCGCACGATTCTCGCGATGCTCCGCATCGGGCACACGGTTGACGAGGCGTGCCTTGCGGCCGGGAAGGGCCGCACGACCTACGACTACTACCGGAAGACGGACAGCGACTTCCAGGCGCTGGTGACCCAGGCCCTTCAGTCCGAGATCGAGAAGAAGGCCGGGAACCGACAGGAGCTGCCTGACTTCCCGGAGTTCTCCGAGAAGTACCTGAAGACCCGGCTCTTCAATCACCACCTCCAGTGGTATGACCTGCTGGAGGGCAAGGAGCCCCGGGGGCTTCACCCGAGCCAGCGTTACATCCGGGGTGACGAAGACCAGATCTTGGTGAACACCCCTCCGGAGCATGCTAAGAGCACCACGCTCACCGTGAACTACGTGACGTGGCGGATTTGCCAGGACCCGAACATCCGCATCCTGCTGATTTCCAAGACGCAGGACATGGCTAAGAAGTTCCTGCTGAGCATCAAGGAACGCCTGGCGGAGTCCGAGGCGTACGTTGACCTACAGCTCGCCTTCGCTCCCCCCGGGGGCTTCGCCGAGGGAGCCGCCGCGTGGACGGCGGACAAGATCTATGTGGCTGGCCGGGACTCCGGCGAGAAGGACCCGACCGTTCAGGCCGTGGGTATCGGCGGCCACATCTACGGCTCCCGCTGTGATCTCGCCATCATGGATGACTGCGTGGACCACACGAACCACCAGCAATTCGAGTCTCAGATCAACTGGATTCAGAACCAGGTCGGTTCCCGTGTGGCCGATGCTGGCGGCCGGATGCTCCTCATCGGCACCCGGATGGAGACCGTAGACCTCTACTCGGAGATCCTGAAGCCCCAGTACTACGCCGAGGGTCAGTCCCCCTGGACGTACCTGACGCAGCCTGCCGTTCTGGAGTACGCCGACGACCCCGAGGAGTGGGTGACGCTCTGGCCGAAGACCAACAGGCCGCCGGTCACCATCGCCGCCAGGAAGCTTGTCTCTCAGGACGAGGATGGGCTGTGGCCCATGTGGAACGGCCCGGCCCTGGCGAAGAAGCGGCGCAAGATGAGCCCGCGCAACTGGTCGATGGTCTACCAGCAGGAGCAGGTTGCCGACGATGCCGTCTTCAAGCAGGAGGCCGTGCAAGGGTGCGTGGATCGGGCCCGCTACCCGGGCAGGATGTTCCCCGGCCAGGTGCAGCACCGGAACTACGGCATGGAGGGCTTGGCGGTCATAGCCGGGCTCGACCCGGCAGCCGCTGGATACACCGCCATGGTGGTCATCGGACTCGACCGGCAGACCGGCGTGCGCTGGCTCTTGGACGTGGTGAACAAGAGAGCACTGCCGCCGCATGAGATGCGCTCCGAGATGTATCGCTTGACGGAGCGCTATGGAGTCCAAGAGTGGCGCGTGGAAAAGAACGCGTATCAGGCGTCGATCGTCCAGGACCGTGACATCCGTCAGAAACTGGCGACCCGGGGCTGCATGATCAAGCCGCACTTCACGGACGCCCGGAAGTGGGACCCTGATTTTGGCGTGGCGTCCATGGCCACCCTCTTCGAGGGCTGGGAGGACGGCAAGAATCTCATTCGCCTCCCGAGCCAGACGCAGAGTGAGAGTGTTCGCGCTCTCGTTGAGCAGCTTTGCTCTTGGTTTCCCGAGACTAAGGGCTTGACTGACTGCGTCATGAGTCTCTGGTTTGCCGAGATCCGTTGCCGAGAGCTGATGTTCACCAGCTTCCCGGACACCCACCTCCCGACGAACGAGTT